TTTTCTTTTTTGGATTGTAAGTGTTCAAATCCCATGTTATAACTGTTTTCATCTTAAAATGCTTTAGTTGTGAATATTGCTCTTAATTCTGTATTTATTTCGTCTACTGTTTCTTTAAATACTTTGTCGTTATATTCTAAATAATTGTCGACTGTTTTAACTCCATGCAGTACAGTAGCGTGGTCTTTTTTACCACATATTAAACCAATTCTTTTAAGGTTTAGATTAGTGTTATTTCGTAGATACCACATTAACAACTGCCTTTTGAAAACTAAATCTCTATTTCTACATACTAAACTAATTTTATGTTTTTGGATAATTGTCTTAACTCTAAAGATGTGTTCCGTTTTCTTCAATTCAGAACCACAAATTCTCATTATCTTATATTGGTACGGTAATTCAAATACTCTCATTTTCTTGCTTCTTTTAAATCGTTTAAATCTTTTATGAACTCCTCTGTAGCTATTATTAAAGCTCTTATTTTCATTCTGTTTTCTACATCTGTTATGTGTGTACAATGTAGTAAATCCGTTTCGTATATCTTAAGTCTTATTTTATATTGCTTAATTAACCAATCTTCGTTAAAATTCATGACGTGGGCTTAATTCGTTTTCTAATACTTCTTCGATTAAATGTAACTGAACATCTAACATATCTATAATATCTGTTTTAGAATCTCTAACGTATATTTCGTGAATTTCTAAACCAAAGTGGCTTTCGTAAACTAACACCTGGTAAACTACTGTTAATTCGATTCCTTTAAATTCAATTTGTCTTTTGTGTGTCATAATTTCTATTTGTTTAATTGTTATTGATTTTTATTGATTTACTTGCTTATTTAAAAACAAGTAAATCTTTTACATTAACTAATGTTTTTACACCACCTATTGGAGTATAAGGTGTATTTTCATTAGGTAAATAACCTAATTTATTTCCTAATATAGCTACGTATAAATTAGAATTACCTCCTAATCCGTACCCTATTTGTGCTTTTCCTAATTTGATGTATTTAATTGTTTTCATAATTTCTATTTGTTTAATTGTTAACTCTGAAGCAAATATAGTTATTCTTTTTTGTAATTAACATACTTTAATTACATTATTTTTAATTATTTTGCATAAAAAAACCTAACACGTTAAATGCTAGGTTCTTAAAAGTTAAATTATTTTTACTAAAAAGGTAAATCCGAATTAGTTGTTTGTGTATTTGCTACGTTTTCAACTTCCTTTTCAGCTACTTTAATAACGTTGTCAGTCCAAACGACTTTACCATTAGCGATATACTGTTTAGGTTCTTTAGCTTCTCTTTGCTCTTTACTTTGGCTATATGCCATTGAAATATTATTACCGTACTTTGTTTCATCATTGATAAATATTTGTGTGTTTAAATACTTACCATCTACTAATCTACCTTTATCTACCTTTGATAAATCAATACTTAAATTTAAAATTGCACTCATGTTACTTTATTTATTATTAATATTCTTTATAATCTTCATTATTAACTACCATTTCCCCTTCAAGCAATTCAGCGTTTAACGCATCTACTATTACGGTTGTATGTGGGTGGCAATTTTTATCTAACCATTTAATTAATGGCGTTACTAATTCTGTAAATTCTGCGTACTTTTTTTCTTGTTCCATGTTGTTTTATTTAAATTATTAAAAATGTGTTCTATTGAAAATGGAAGTTTTTGCACCTATACCGATTAATTTACTTACTTGTTTTTAACTGCTAAACTACTTTTGCTAAACGTTACTATTGGCACTTCTAACACCTCTCCTGTTTGTTCATTTAACGAAGATATATTATTCTTTTGATTTTCGTACACCGATTTATATTTATTCTCAATTTGTTTTAAGTTTTCTTTTGCTTCGTTCCATTCTGCAATATTACTAAAATCAAACTGTTTTCGTCCCTCTGTTCGTGTAAAAGTGTATGAACCGATTTTAAACGTTTTGTCGTACTTTTCGCTTTCATTATAAGCTAATGTATCAATTTGCTTTTTAGCATCGTTAAAACGCTTCTCTAGTTCTTTAAATACTGCGAATGCTTCTAAACTTGAAGTAAATCCTAAATCTACGTTTCTTATAACTAAATAAATTTGATTTTGAATTACGTTAATTGAATCCGTAGTTAAACTTACACCGTTGTAGTTTTCTTCCATGTACTGTTGTTCTTCTCTATTTTGCATGATTTCTATTTTTTAATATTTTACTTTTTTAATATATTGTTTTTTTGCTGTTCTATAAATATTAACTGGTTGGAAGTAATCAGCAGTTCCATCTTCATTACATAACCAATCACACCATATAAGTGTTGAAGTTTTAGGGTGCTTTGTAACCAATTTACATATTAGTTCTCCGTTTATAAATGTTTTATATTTTTCCATTTTAAAGTAATAATAACGCTTTATTTTGTAAGTCTGTTAATTCAAAACTTGCTTTAAGTTTCTCAACTGTATAAGTTCCTTGTTTAATTGTTTCTAATGCTTTTTCAAATCTAGTGTTGTCGATAGCTTGTTTTTTATGGTCATTAGTAGCGTCTGAATCTTTAGTGTCATCTATTAAAAATAAACCGTTTAAAGCGTATTTACGTGCATAACTAGATGAACTACCATAACATTGTGCTACATCCATTCCTTTACGGTTAATATCGATACCAGCTTGAGCAGTTACATATACTTCGTCTTTTGTTTCATTGTCGATAATCGTTGCAGTTGATTCAACGAATACTAAAATACCAACTTCTTTAACTTCATCACTAATTGTTAAAGTACAATTGTACGTTTTTAATAGTGGTTTTAACGCCTCTAAAATGTCTTCGCAATTTCTGTAATGATACTTACCAAAACTATTGAATTGGCTTTTAGGTGCTTTTAATTCGCTTTGAATGTGTTTTAAACTTTCCATATTATTTCTTATTAGTTTCTACAAAGGTAATATAATTTATTTAATTACAAACTATATTTAATAAAAAAAGAGTAAATTTCTTTACTCTCTTAAAACTAATAGAAAATATGCTTTGCAAATATAGTAATTATTTATGGTTTAAAAAATCTATTTCCACTTTTTGGTGGATTTGTTTGAAAGTGTACCCATGTTTTAGTTGCAGCAAAGTCCTCCATGTATAAACCTATTTCCTCCATTAGTTTAATATTTGCTAAAATCCACTTCTTTAATTTGCCGTCACCGTCTGCAAAGTCAACTGCACGTCCGAATAAATGGTTTGATTTCATAGGAACTTTAGGAGGGTAAATTCCTTTCCTTGCGTATATCTCTAAATGATGTTTTTTAGTTCTTAAACCTGAAGTTACTATCATAGGTTTACCGTATTCTTTACGTACGATATTAACCTTTAAAAACAACTGATTTAAATTCTCTTGTACTGCCTTATCTAAACTATCAAAACTCGCTTGATTGCTTAAAAGTTCATTCATTGTTATCATTATCTATATTTTTTAATAGCATAGCAGTAGTTAATATTAAAAATACTGCAACTAGTTCAATCATTATCTTAAAGTCTTTTGAGCATGGTATAATGCTTGTGTACCTAATACACCTGACAACGCTTGTAAACCTACTTTAATCAATGGTCTATTGTCTACAACTCCACTTTCTGCAATTGTTAAACTCGCCACCGATAAAGCCGTTACTATGCGACCTACAATTTTATGTTTTCTCGGAGTTGGTTTTTTAATGTTTTCAATTAACTTCATAGTTATAGATTTATATTATTTTTTTTTAATTCTTTAAGTAGGTCCACAAATGCAGTAGCGTTATTGTTAATAGTTCTTTCAGCGTGTCTAACTGCACTTTTTAATTCTTCAATATTTTGATTTTGTTGAGTAAACTTCAAATCGATTATCTTCTCCAGGTTATCGAATTTAGTGTCATGTGCTTGTTCTAATGCAGTTACTTTGCTTTTTAATACTGTAACCGTATCATGAAATTTAACAGTCTTAGAATCAACATTATTTTCTAGGTCTTTTAACTGTTTAATTAAGTCCTTAACAAAGTAACCTATTACGGCCACTACTAAACCTATAACTAGTTTTATGTAATCTTCTGCATTCATTAGATAAAAGGATTTTCAATAATTGGTGGCATGTATTCAAATTCAGATAATAAAAGTAAATAAGCGTATTGAGTAGATTCTATTTCATTCTTATCTGATTGACTTAAAAATAAAAACCAATCATTATTAATATCTTGAACACAATTGAAGAAGCAGTTATCATTGTAGAATACTCCTTGAATCGCTTCTTTTTGTTCTATTGTTAGTTTATATCCTATCATATTAATATGTATATCGGCCTAGTGTAAAATTAAATGTATTAATTATTGAACTTAAAATTGTTGCTTCTGAATCTGTTAATCCTTTACCTAATGTTAACGTGCTAATTTGATGAGTCCCATAAACATTACCGCTAGAAGAATTTAAAGCACCTAAATAAAAATTTCTATTAGGTAAAGTTCCATCATTTGTAACAGTACAAGTATTTTTTAAAACTCCATCCTTTTTAGAAAATAAATTTGTAGTTGAGATTCTACTTATAACATAAACACCTTTTGTTTCTGTATTTGAAAAATAAGTACCATTTGGACCTGTTTGTTCTTTACCTATAAAAGCATAAGTTTCATTAGTTACATATCTAGGTGTTATATACATAACAGAACCTGGTACGTTTGAAGACAAAGCACCTATTGCAGATGTGTTAGCACCTACTGAATTATTAATTGATACAGAAAAATGAGCATCATTAACGCTAGCTAATTGAGTAGAAGGATTAAAAGTTGTATCAAAATAAGCACTTGTACCGTTTGGTAAAATTCCACTTGAGGAATACGTCCAACCACTAGTAAAAGAACCTTGATATAAAGCTGTATTTATCATATTTCCTGAGCAACTTCCTGAGCTACTTCCACACATAGGATAAAAAGCTAAAACTTTTGTACCAAATAAACTATTTGATTTCAAACTTAATATAGCTTGATTAATTGCCGTTTTCTCAGTTAAATCTGTAATAGAATAAGCCGTGAAAAATGCTTGTGCATCTGAGTCAATAGCGACTCCACTACTCAACTTAGTAGTAGAGCCTATTGCACCTATTCCGTAGCCTATACCGTACATTATCCGATAACTAAAGCAACTGAACCACTCGTTAACGTTACACCGCTAAACAATACACCTAAACCTGTAATATAAGCACCTGCTTTTACTGCCGTTGCAGGAGTTGAAATATAACTAGCTTTAACATCTGTTCCTGCTACTCTAATAGCACTAAAAACCGTATCTTCTAATACTAAAATTCCTGCTATTACTTTAGTTACTGCTGTTGTATCGTTGCAAATGTAAACTCCTTTACTTGCTACTAATTTGTCAATATTTGGTAAACTCATTTTATTTTATATTTTATTGGTAAACTCTAATTTCAAAACTTGCACTATCTAAAGCGTCATCTATTCCTACTGATGAAGTATCATATGTTTTTATCTTAACAATATTATCGCTATCTCTTATTGCGTAACCGATGGCAGCAGGACCAGTCGCACTTAATGTTAATTGTGTGAATGTCTTTGAAGCAGTAAAGGCTCCCGTTAACGTTCCGTTATAACCACCTGCAGCAGTTCGTGTCCAAACGATTGTACCGATTGTATTTTCTAATACAGTAACAGTTGGCGCAGAAGTTCCACTCTGAGAAATCAAAGCCGCATATACTTTATAAGGTTTTAGATATTCAGAATTAACCTTTCTACTATCGTATGTCGCACCGTTGTAAACTGACACCTCTAGGTAATCAGTCGCTTTAATTGGAGCGCTGCTTGTTGTTAATTCACTTATTCTTTGATTGCTCATTTTGTTCTAACTTCTTTAATAATAACGTTAACTTTTTTAGGTTGTTATTTTTAGCCTCTTTCTTCATATTATCCAACTAGTAAAATTTGTGTCGTGGTCAGGAGATACATCGTCGTTTGAATTGCTATTATATTCAGGGAACGAAGTTTGATTAAAACTCATGTATCTAACAAACCTTTCTGTATAGTGTTGTGCTAAACTAGTTTCTTTGTCAATTAGAAAATCTATTTCGTTTTTATCTACGTTACTTGCGTTCTCGGAACTATGTTTGAATATACCTTTTCCGTTAATCGTGTAACTCGCAAATGGTAACCACTCAACCATAGCCCAGTGAATGAGCATCGGTTTTACATAGGTAGTTAATAACGTCAAATAGTTTCCACTTAAAGTGTTCGCTACAATATCAGCTTTTAACTTGTTGAATAAATCAGTACCCAAATAATTGGCAATGTGAATTTCTTGTGCGATTTTCACATACTGAATAAAAGTATCTGTATCAATATTTCCGTTTAAGCTCGTATGCTTAACTAAATCCGTTCTATTTATAAGTAATGCTTCTGCCATTAGTTAAAGCGTTTATTTGTTGGTAAAAATCCATTGTAAGGCATATCCTTTGGTTGTTGATATACTCTGCTATCGTTTACGGGTGCTATCTCTCCTTGCTTTCTAGTTTCACTTGCAGTAAATTTCTTTGCTAAAGGCGAGTTAACATCCGATTTTCTTAAATATGTTTCTCTGGTCCAATAATGGTGGCAGTCTCCCCCTCCTTTATATAACCAAATATCGTAATTATCAGCACCTTCAGGTCCCCAACCTTTATTAACCTCTTGCGTAGACATTCTAGTTATGTCCTCTTTACGGTAAACTTTGTTAGCGTTTAACATAGCTTTGCAAAAACCTCTTGAATTGTCGCCTATATTGCCTGAATATCTATATCTAGTTTTAAATATTTTACCGTCTTGTTCAGATGAAGCGTTAGGATTTGCAGTTCCAGTCTTAACTAGGTTAACTAATTGTTTTAATTTAGTAGGTTTTTGGTTATTTAAATCGTGAATTTGTTTATCTAACTCATCTTCTAAATCATAATCTACTTTTCGAGAATCAATTAAAACCCATTCATCTTCATTTACATCTTCGCCAAATTCACTTAAATCTACGTGTTCGCTTAATGTTGTAGGATTAATGTCTGACCCCCCTTGTTCAGGCGACAAACCTACTAATGCCCTAACCTCGTTTGGTGTCATTGACTCAAGTACCTTATTAGCTACTAAAGGACTTAAACTATTAATACCGTCAATAATTCTTTTCGAATCGTTATTAGTTAACTCGCCACTAGAATCCAAAGGCTGCAAAGGAACAAAGTCTAATTGTAAACTAATGTCGTTAACTGCTAATATTTTGCTAATTGCATCCGTAATTAATTGTTGAAATGGTTTAATCACTAAATTGTCAAAGATAATCAATGAATTTTTTAACTCGTCAGCGTTCGAACTAAAACCTGTACTTGTTGCAATACCGAAAATTAAAGGCGAAGTAACGTTATGAGCCAACATAATCTTACGCATACACTCTTCACTCAAATAGTTATAGTGTGCAGGTGCTTCGTTTAATGGTATAGACTCAATAGTTGTTGCGTTATCCTTGTTTTTATTGAATGAATAAACGATTTTTTTACCTTTTGAACCAGTTAATTTAGCGTTTGCTTTGCGTTCAATATCTCTTCTTTGTTCTTCTGTTCCTGTACCCCCTACAAAGTTAACTACCATTGTAGGCGAAAAACCGTTTTGAACATCGTTAATTAAGTAGTCTGCTATTTCCTCCTCCATTACGGTGTACGGTAAGCCACCAGTATAATCAACATTAGCGTAATACTTCATCCCTACAGAATAAGGCTTAACATAAAGTATTTCAATGTCCGATTTTCCAAAACCGAAAGCGTCTAATCTTTTAGGAGCATATTTTTTAACGTCCTCCCAGTTATCAGAATAATAATACGCTTCAATGTCTCCGTCTTTATTGCACTTTTCAGCACGTAACAAATGAACAGGAATATGATAAGCCTTTAAAACTTTGCTTCTACTTTTATCGTAGTGTACTTGAATCGCACATTGACCTAATTGCTTAACCTCAACACATAACTTTCTAATGTCATCACTACTTATCAAAGTAACTAATTGAGCGTATTCAGCAGGTTTTTTATTAGCATCTAAAGCAGTTAATCCTTTACCGTAAATAAGTCTAGTAATGTTGTTAATCACTGCGTTATTTGTAGCACTATTAACGTGTCTATCAATTAAGAATTGAAAGTAGTTATTATCCTCGCCATATTCAACCCAATCTTCTCTAGTACTTTCGTTAATAATAGGTGCTTTATATTCAGCTAAATTGATTACTTGTATTTTTTCGTTATCCATTAATCTAAAATTATGAAGTCATTTGATGTGCTTGTACTTGTGTACGTATCTTTATTTATTGTGTAGTCTGAAATAGTCTGATTTGTACAATAGATTTTATCTATATAAACAGGCGTAGTTGAATTTAAAACCTCTAGTCTATATGTATGCTCCTCTTTAAGTGAAAAGATTGCCGTAATCGTGTGATAATAAGTTACGTTTGTAGAACTTTGAATGCTTACAGTAGTCGTTACATTCGTTTGTTCATCCGTAATAGTCATAGTCGTATAAGTGTCATTTCTAGGAATGAAACTAAACGTTTGAGCCGTACCGATTTCTTTTAAAACTATCATAATCTTAAAACGTTTAAATGATTAATTTGTTAAAATAAAAAAGGCTACCGATTAAGATAGCCTTTAATGTAGTAATATTTACTTACTATGAAGTAACAATAGTAGCAGTACTAAACAAAGTCGCTAAACCTGCTTCAGTTGAACAGTTCAAATGGTTTGCTGGAATTCGCTCCATGCCCACAAAGGTAAGTTTGTAACCATTAAAATCAGCCATCTGCGTTCCATTATCAATAGTCGCTTCAGTTAAATCCATTCCAAATTCCAAACCAGCTAGAAAGTACTGGCCTTGACGATTACGTACGATTACGTGGGGTCTGCCATAACTCAAAATTTTAATCATTTTGGTCGTTGCAACGTCTTGCTTTTTCAAGTCAATAGTTAAAGTTTGTTCAAAGAACGTTGTTCCGTTTTCTCTTGAAGAAGTACCTTTTTGTACAAATGAATTATTCCCTTTTAAAGAAAACTTGTACAGGTTACTAATATTGTTTACATCAGTAATCATATCCGTAGACGTTGCATCATACGTTAAATCACTTTGCATAGTAGGGTTAAAGTTTGCTATGTAGATGATGTCAATACCACCAACTGCATCTTTGCAACTCTCTGCTCTACCGTTTGCTAAATCACAACTCATAATTTTTTATATTTTAATGTTAATAAAAAAGGGTGGCGTTTTTTGCACCACCCTTTAATTAATTTTTGCTAATACTAGTTAGCAGCGTTAGTAATTCCGTATGTGACGATGTCTCCTACTGTATGGTAACCAACTCCAGCAGTCGCTCTCATAACGAATCTTACATTTTCTGAACCGTCCAAATCAGCCATGTCCAACAATTTCACAAGGTTCAAATCTGAATTTAAACCAGTCGCAAAGAACAAGTTGTCAGAAGTTGTAGCGATTGCAGTGTTTGAAGCTAAACCATTTGCAACAAAGATTTTCACTCCGTCAAAAGTTAAATCAGAAAGGTTTTGATACCATTGTGTACCTTGATTATTTGAACCGTTAGAACCTAATCCTGAAGCACCGAAACCTCCTAATGCTCTTACGTATGCCCTTGCAATATTTTGTGATAGAAAGATGTATAAATCTTCACGTCCGTAAAGTGTAGCAGGAATTGCGTCAACTATTTTACCTAACTCAACAATAACATTAGAAGCCGTTACAGTTGTTCCAGCAACCTCGTTAGCAGCAGGTAAAGCAGCATCTACAGTTAATTGTGTCATGAATCCGTCAATAGAACCTGAAGTTCCCGTTGCACCTCTCCACATAGCAACCTCAATTTGAGCAGCAACTTTCTCAATAACGTAAGCGATTAAGAAATCAGCAAAAGATTTAGGTAAAACATCATGAGCAGACATCCCCATTTCTTCGGCTTGGTATGTACTTTTGAAGTCAGATTTGCACAATTGTAGGTTAACTTGCAGTTCTTTAGGAGTTAACACCTTTTCATTTAAAGTAACTGTTGAAGTTGCAGTAAAATCACAACTTGCATTTTTCAATAAATCGTCAGTCAATAATCTGTGTAATACAGTTTTGTATTTAACGTTTGGTAAGATTGTAATTTTTCCACTAGATAAAGTGTTTCCACTTAATAAAGCAGCTTTAACATATTTCCCTGAAGATTCTCCAGAATATGTAGATGTAATTGAAGTTGTTGTAGCCATTTGTTATTTATTTTATTTGTTGTTGTAAATAATATTTAATATTCTATCTCTAGCAGACGGAACAGTTTGAGCAGTTAATTTAATTTGCTCCATTTTTTGAACGTTTTCAGGATTGAAAGAAATAGGTTTAGGTGTCTCCTCTAATTCGACTACCTCTTTTACCTCTTCTTTAACTTTCAATTGCTCTTTAAGTTCTGCGATAATTGATTTTAATTCATTTACTTCTTCTTGACTTGCGAAGTGTTGCTCCTCAATAGTTGAACGAATTACTTTTTTTGCTACTTGCGTTGGTTCTGTTGATGCTTCAACTGGAACTTCTGCAACTGGCTCTTTTTCTTCCATTGGTGGTTGTTCCTCTTCTTTAGCTGCAACCTCTCCAATAATACCATCTTCGTAAACTTCTAACATTTGACCGTCTTCTAATTCATATTCGCCAATAGGTAAAGGAACGTTTCCATTTTCAGAAACAATAAAAATTTCTTTTCCTACCTCTAATGAATCGAATTCTAAAACAGTAACACCGTCAGCAAGTTTCATTTGTGCTAATTTAATTTCCATTTCTTCTAACTTTAATTTAACGCTGAATTTTTGCTCTAAAAACTCACGAACGCTTTTTAATTTATCTTTCATTATTCTTTAAACGTTTAGTTAATTACTCTGTTATATATACTTAACCTCTAGCTACGGTTATTGTACGTTCTACATTCGTGTTTGTAACGTTTGAAATAGTGTGTTGTTGTAAACTTCCGACACCTTGTGCTTGTAAAGTACCGTCGCAACATTTTACATTATACGTACCATCTTCACAAAGGCAACCTCTATTCCCTCCTTGTGGACTTGTTAAACTTTCTGTTTTCTTTTTTCTTCCCATTTTATTTATATATAGTTGTTTATTATATTTTCTTGGATTGTTATTTCTTCCGTAACATTAGAATTTAAAACTTCATTACCAACTTTAATAATATTTAAATAGCTACTTTCTACATATGTGTAAGCACCTCTTACTTCTGTTATTACTGTTATCATGATAAACAATTTAGAGTTAATTGACTAATATCAAAGCTACAAGCGTTTGAAGATGCTCCTGAAGTTCTACAAGCTTGAATAGTTATAGGTGTTGTATTACTCGGTAAATTTGTTGTTATTGAACCTTGTACAGTTACATTGTTTTCTAAAGAAGTAGCTTTATAATATACAGTATTAGAATTGTAAGGATTATAAAGTTCAAAAACTATAAAGTCTGTTTCAACTGCTCCAGCAGGTCTATTTGCATGAAAATTAGAACCTAAATCTATTTTAGTAGCCGTTCCTGTTCCGTCATTGTAAAACACTTGTAAATTAGTGTCTGTAGCATCTGAACCAATACCTATAATATTAACTAAACTTTCTACAGTTACAGTAGATGACAAACCTAATGAAGCAGTATTAGCAGTCATTCCGTAGAATTGTCTTGCTCCTGAATTATAAGCACTATCAGAAACACCAAAAGCTACTGCCATTCGCCAACCCATACCTACAATATTAAAAGCACTTGTAGACCTATAACCACAAATACCACTTGCTGCAGGTGTAGAAACCCCTATTCGTAACCTTGTTTTTTTATTTTGTATAGATGTTGTTGAAACTGCAACAGCCGTTGCTGTTCCTTGCAACGTTCCTACTGCTATATTTTCAGCCAATACAGTTGTTGAATTATGTTGCGCTCTATAACCCCTTGCAATTTCTGAACTGCTAACAAGCCAATAATTTTCAGCTAATAATTTAGCGTCAATTTGATTATCTACTGCTTGAGTTGTTGGATACTTAGTATTATTTAAAGTTGTAAAATCAGTTGCTTTATTTGCTAAAACCTCAAAGTCTGCAACATCGTAAATTATTTCTTCTATTCCAGTTGTAGTTCTTGTATATATTTTACCGTTAGTAGTGTTCATATAGAACTCTCCTACATATAAATCCGTACTTAACCATGTCCCGTCTGTATGGTCTGAACTACTTGGAATAGTTGCTATTCCAACACCTTTTTTAATTATTATTCGCCTTGTTTCGTTAGCCATTATTTATAGTATTTGAATTTTTAGATACACCATTTAACCCTCCTATTAATTGTGGCACATCTTCGTCTTGGTTATTTACACCACCATTTAATATTGTATTGTTGTCAATTGTGGTTAACATATACGCAAAATCTGTGTACAATATTTTCTTTGGAACGTCAGAATCTACAGCATCTAAATAAATGCTTTCCGTACCATCTAAAGTGGTAACGTCTTTATACCTTACAAAATATGGTATTTCACTCATTAATTAAATTTTCTATTTCTTTGATTAATTCATCTGTTTCCGAAACTTGTTCACTCGCTTTTATTTCAGCTTCTTTATATTTGCCTTCGATTGAGAATCCTTTGTACTCTCCATTCTTAACACGTACCCATTCACTATCGTTGTAAACTTTCATTTTTACTATCCAACTTCCTACTGGTGCATTAAGGTTATAAATATTAGATTTGTCTTGTTTAGAATCTTCTACTATCCAACTTTCAATTACACTAACTCCCTCAACATCTCTTTCATGTTGTGATGTTATTTTATTTAGGTTTAGATTTTTCATGAAAAGTTCGTTTGTCTTTTCAATAGTTTGAGCAGTGAAATAGATATTAAACTCTTCACCGTCTACGTTTCTATAAATCTTTTTGTCAGGCACTAAAGCAATACCGACAACCTCTCTTTTTTCTTCGTTTACTACCTTTAACTCAATCTCATGTGAAGATAAATAAATAAAGTCTTCTTGTATTGCTGGCTTATCTACTAGCGAAATTGCGAAGACTCCGTCAACGCTTTCATCACTAATTATCATTTCAATGTCTTGTATCTTTTTCATAACTCTAAAACGTTGCATTTCTTAATCTGTTTCTATCTAATTGTTGTTGACTTGTCATGTCGCCACTTACAACATACGCTTGGACGGGTGCTAAATTTCCTAATTGATTTTGTCCGTTATTACCTACTATATTAAAGTTTGGAGTTATTACATTTGAAGCAGTACCGCCTCCACTTGAAGCCATTGAGCCACCACCACTAAATGAACCGCCACCACCACTTGATGCACCACTATTGAATTGTGTAGACGCAATTTTTTTAATATTTAATAAACCAGCAGTTAAAACAACTCCACCCGCTATACCTTTTATAATTGGACCACCAGGAGTAGATGCGTATGTAGACATAACCGCCCTATAAGTATCTATAGTTGCGTTTGCTATGTTAGCAGCCTTTTGAATTTTAAATGCAGTTTCTTGTTGCTTTCTAGATTTACCCGCAAATAATTCTGCTAAATTACTAATTATTGTAAGTGTATCTTGAACGGCTTGTAATTTTTGTTGTTCTGTAATTTGTTTCTTTGCTACTTCATCTTTATCTAATTGCTCTCTATCCTTTCTGTATTTAGCTTCAATAGCTGCTATTTCGCCCTCTGTTAACTCTTTATTTTGAAGTAGTATTTCCTTTTCAATTTCTAATAAATCTTTTTTAGCTTGAATATTATTTTCATCTTCAATTATTGCAGCTTGTGCGTATCCTTTTGCATTTTGATAAATAGCTTCATCTGCTTTTTTAGCTTGTTCAACTCTATCTTTTTGGTCTTTTTCTTGTTGTGTTAAAGCATTTTCGCCTATCTTCCTAATTTCTTCGTTTAAATCTTTTAGAGATTTTAATTTTTCTTCTTTTATTTTATCTGAAGTATCTTTTTCATTCTTTACTTTTTCTTTATTTATGTTTTTACGTTCTTCATCTGCTGATTTATCAATGTCGTTAATCTGAAGTTGGTAACCTGCTCTATCGTTTTTTAATTTTGCTAATGCTTCTTTTTGTTCTTTTTCTACTGCTGCTCCCTCCTCTTTTACTTGTTTAGGGTCAAACATGACTGAAGTCATCCAGTTATTTAATTTATTGTTTAGGTCTAAATCTTTACCTAAAACTTTTGCAACCTCACTTACTGTTTTTAAAATTATTTGTAAACCACCTGTCACAAACATTAAAATCCCCTTTAAGATTTCTTTGTTTCTTTTTTCAGCTTCAAGTTGTGCTTTATGTGTTTGAATACTGTTTTGTAAATCTATTTCGGCTTTCTTAATTACTTCATCCGTTTGAGCAATCTTTAATTTTAATATTTGCTTTTCGGTTAAACCTTGTAACTTTAAAACATTATCCTGATTATTTAATTTATCTAATTTAGCTTCTTCGATTATTAGATTTTGCTTTGATTTCTGATTTAGTTTTTCCTGCTCTGCAGTAACTCCAGACATTAATGATTTTATGTCGTCCCAATAAGCATATAGAGTACCTATTGCAATAACTAATAAACCAATTCCCGTTGCTGCAACCTCAGCTTTAATGCCTTTAAATACAAGTTTACCAACTGCGCCTAATTGCCTAAATGAATCCTTAGCCTCTCCCAATTGTTGCAAAGCTCCTGAAATAGCCATAGCACTTTGCACCTTTAACAAAGTAGCTTCAACTGCTTCGCCTTGAACACCAACTAAACCTAATGCTCCTTGAAATGCTCCAAAACCTGCAGCAACCCCACCCAATGAACTTGTTAAAGCGTTAAATTTAGCGTCAGGATTAAAGGCATCTGTTAAGGCTTTTGCATCCCCTATTTGGTCTTTTAATTCAGCTGCTTTCTTTGCTGCTTTTACTGCTGCGTCAGATGTTGCACCAAACTTTGCACTAAGTTCATTTACTTCATTTTGCGCTTCTCTTAGTTGTTGTTTAAGAGTGCCAACACTTTCGATTTTAATGTCTAACTCAATCTCTTTTTTAATAGCCATTTTTCAACGCTTTAATTTTTCTAACTCCTTGTTTGTAATTACCTATAATAGTAGTTTCAATTTTGAACTTTCCTTTTGCAATATCTATAAATTCACTTTCGCCGTAAAAATTAGATATTTGTAATAGTTGTATAAGTTGTGCTATCATTGTTCCTGAATTATATAATTATCATAAGTTTCAATTGTACCGTCTTCAAATGTGTACTCTATTTCTAAATCAATAACTTTGTTGTCGCCACCCTCCGTTATTCTATTTGAAAACGTTTCGGTTACTCTTATGTTACCGTCTTCTGTTATTCTATCGTAGTAAACATTTGTATCAGTTGGAACGGTTACCTCAATACGTTGTTCACTTGTTATTGTACTTGGCGAAATAGTCACCCCACCCGTTGTTGTTGTTATCGTTGCACTCTTAGCATAGTTAGGGAATAATATTTCAACATCTACAATGCTTGTTGGCTTCCTAGCTCTAAAGTTTGAAATAGGTTTAACCTCTCTAAAATCGTTTATTAATTCTAAATTAACCTCGCCATTAGTTAGCTTACTATTCATTTGGTTAATGATATAGCGTTTATCTCTAATAACTAACCTATCGTTTAACTTAAGCGTTGTAAGTATGCTTAATGGTAAAATCGTTTTAACGTTTGTAATTCGATTCTTTTTGTTAAATAGGTTAGATAAATAACCATAATAATAAGTTGCAAATTTACCTTGTGTAATAGGCACGTTTAAAAGACTTGAATTGTCGCTTCCCCAATTTAAAGAATAGTTAACTGTACTCTTTTTCATGTCTTGTCCGAAAGGCATATAAGTTGTAAGAGTGTTTGTTGTAGTACCGTTATAGAACTTTATAGACGTGCTTTGCTGCTCATACATATAAAGCAAAATAGGTTTAGGTATGTACGGTTTAAAATCAGGTGCTTTCGTTAAACAAAATCCTACTTGTGTCATTGTACCATCAAACTCGCTATGTAATAAGTTTTCAAAAGGTACTTTAATATTATAATCCCCACCATCGTAATTATAAGTATTATTTAAGTCGCCATATTCCTTACCGAATAAATCAAAAAATTCTCTATTCATAAACGATTGACTTTGCTCATGTTCAAACTTAATAGTCTTATAAAGTGGAACTCTTGAAACGCTTATTTCTTCAGTAGTTGTATGTTTAGTTATGTCTATTATTCTACCCTTATTGTACCAATCCTCTAAAGGTTCAATTTGGAATATAGTTTTACTTTGTGCATAGCACGTTAAATTAAAGTTTTTGAATATACCTGATAAGAAATCGTAAACAGTCATATCAGGCATGAATGAAGATAAGTCAATTGAGCCGATAGTAGCCGTAGTCGTTGCACTACTTGCCTTAATTGAAAATAGTAAATCGTAGTTTGTAGAACTTTGATAATACTCAACGAAGCATCTGTAAACACTATCTTTATTCGCCCTAACTTTAAATGTTAATTGTCTATTTAAACCTACAACATCCAACTCATCTATAACCAAATTACTTAAACTTGCCCCCGAACTTACATTAGCAAATTGAAAGGTTTGTTCTAATACTCCGAAATTATAAACGTCAACAATATATGTACAATTAGTTGCAGTAATAACTTGAAGTTTAAAATCTACTGAATGCGACCTTTGACCGTAAGTTAAATTATTTGTAAAGCTATAACTTAAAGTTTCTGTTGTCGTATTAAAGTAATCAGTAGCCGTAACAGTGCCAGAATAATTTAAACCATATTGAACAGGATATAATGAAGTATAGTTAAGTAATACGTTAGGCGTCCAAGTTTCAAATGTTTCTTTATTCTTACAATATAAAAAACAATTAGTAAATCTTTTATCAGTTAAAAACAATCCCTGAAAATCAATACTAAATTCATTCTCAATTGCTTCAAATATTCGTGCAATTTTTAAAGCAGGGAATAATTCTGTGTAATTTATTTTACCACTTGTTGTACTTATATCTGTACTAGTTGAATCCCCATAAGTCCAAAGCCTTTGTGAAGTAATCAAAGGGAAACGCATATCGTAATCCGTAGTGTCTGTAATTCTAGATTGAACATCACTACCCGAATATGTAGTGGTTACAAATGAATAATCTAAATCTTTTAACTTAGTATCTCCAAACTTATCTTTTAATGAAAGCGTTTCGCCATAAAAAGTAATCGAATAGTTTTCGTTTTGATTATTCTTAACTATTGCTTTTTCTAATTGAATTTTACCCGTTCTAAAAGGTATATAATCAATTTCAATGTAAGCGTTTCTGCGTAGGTTATGGTCAAGTAAAGTATCTACATCGTTATTGTAAAAGTGTTCAAAGATTACGTTATTAACAACACTAGAAGGTACTGTAAACGACTGTGAATAGTCTGTAAATATTTTACTAATATCCTGAATGTTTTGAATCGAACTAGATACCGTTATTTCTTCATCATTAAACAATTCTATTTTAGAGTAGTTTCCACTATTCTCAACCGTTTCAATGTATAAGTCTACTTTTCTCATTATAATACGTTGTTTAAAGTGTTGTAGTTGTAATCAAATTCTAAAGTGTAATTAATAGTCTTTGAATTAATCGATTTAAACTTTTCAATGTTTTTAGTTTTGCATCTTACGGGTAAGTTATTTAATAATATTTTTTCACTCAACATTATATCTTGAATAGTTGCTTTAAAGTTTTCATTAACCCACCCCGTATTTACTCTTATGCTTTCTTTTGCATTCGTGTTAAATGTTTTAGTTTGCCCCTCTTTATAATTGTAACTAGGAAAAGTATCAGGCATTAAATTATATTCAGTATTTTGAATTTCGATATTATCATAACTTGCTTTAAAAAACCATTCTCTTTGCCATGCTCCGTACTTGTTAATAAAGTCAATCGGTAGTGGTGTGTACTTACATTCTTCAATAGGTCTAAAATAATACGTTCTTAATACCGTATTAGATGAATTAAGAATTTCTAACTTATTACCATTAGCCCAGTATGTACCGCTAACTCTATGAAGTGTTCCTAAGCCTGGTGTGGAAAATGAATACGTACCCGTTGCACCACTAACCAAATTGGTGTATTTAACTTTGTCCCCACTTGCAACCTCTAAAGTAATATCGCCAGCTTTAGTTACATCGTATGTAGATGAATCATCGTAGTAATAGTAGTATGTACCCTCATCTAGTAAGTATTTGCCTCTGTCGTAGTTATAGCCTTGTACGTATTCAGTATATCCATCAAATGCAACATAAGTTGTTGTATTTAATAATGTAGATGTTCCCGTATATCGTTTAATTTGAACATTACAATAAGAGTTAGGATTTAATATATCTCCTACTGTATTATAATTTAAAGATGGACTAATAAACTTAATATACTCACGTATTAAAGGCGAAACATTGTATAACGTTTTAACATTGTTTGTACTTGGTATAGCTTTACTAAGTGTGTATTGTGGCGAACTTGGTACACTTCCCGAATTCCACAAAAACACTTCTATTTTACTACTTGTTTGCCCTGCTTCATTAACGCTTATAATAAAAGGCGACCTTGCAAATATTCTATTACTCATTTCTTTGGATTTTGTATTGTATAATCAAATAAATCTAAAACTTCTAAACCGAATTTTTCAATCAATTCATCTGGTAAAGTTTTAAACGCTGCTTCAAATGGTGTTGTCAAAAATAAACTTGGTTTAATTCCGTGCCTAAATACTGACCTTGCTATTAAGAATCTTAAAGACTTTCTACTTATAAACTTTCCATTCTTATCTCGTGGCGCAATTCCTTTGCGTATCATCCAAGTATCAATCCCTCTTGTTAAACCCCCCTTTGGTCCTGAACCTGTACCGAATTTATATTTACCGTTAGTTACAACTTGTTTTGGATTACCGTTTTTGTCTTTTCCAGCAGGACCAACACCGTTAACACCTTGGTCCTGATAATGTCCGTATTCTTCCATTTCAATAGACATTTCAAAAGAGTTTGCAGAAACTTTTACATTCCCTTTTAAGCTATCATGTAACGTCTTTGTGCTATTCTTTTTTAGACGTGTTAAGTTAGACTGTGCTTCTTTAATTACATAGTCTGTAAATCGTTGTAACTCCTTTTCAACTCCTTTACTTAACATACTGTCATATCAGGGAAAAATGAAACGTCTAATGTCATTGTGCAACCTGCTATATAATTTTCAAACCTTTCTTCAAATGGTTCAACACTTGGACTACCCTCAACAATGTAACCGCTATCTACTAAAGAACCGTGTCTTAATTGTTGGTACAATCTATTTAAAGTAAGTAAAGCCGTATTAATAACATACTGCTTATTATCGTTTCCTTTAAAAGCATCCGTTACTTCTGCTTTTGATAAGTCGACTACATCCATTGCAAGTATAGATAAGTTACATTTAATTACATTGTCAACAAATTGGAATGAATTAACTATAATATGTGATAAAGGAAACATAGTTGTTTTAGCCAAATCGATATCGAATAAACTTCCCTCTGTTACCGTATTAACAAATTCATCAGCTTCTAACTGTGTACGAATTGCATCTATTATTTGTAAGTGTCCTTTCATTCCTTAAATATTTCTTGTCGTTGTTTCTTATATGTTAACCAGGTTAAGCATTGATGAATGGAAAGTTTTGTAACTTCATCGAATCTTCTAACATCCCCTTGAGCGAGTTCATATATACTTGTATACCATCCCCATTGTTTTGCAAATTGAGTTGATCCACTAAAGTCGCCTGCTGTTCCTTGCTCATCTTCTTCATCTCCCTCTCCAAAAAGGTAGGAATAGCTTTCAACAATTGTTGTCCTAAACTCCAAAAAAAAACCTGTGCTGCAAGTACAATTGAAAGTGGTGCGTATTGCATAACCTCTGCATAGTTCAAAGCACTTTGATAAGGTTCTATTTCGTACTTATCGCCCTTCTCTTTAACTATTGGTCTATACATAACAGCCATTGCTTTGTGAAGCGTGTTAACGTCTTGTAAGTACTTTTCTAAATCAATATACTCTCCACTTGTAATGTTTTCCAAATCGGTTATAAAACCAAACTCAACGTTATGTATTTTGAATCTAGTTTTAAATTTATTCTTTGCTTTAAATAAAGTGTTAAAATGATTAGTAAGGTTTAAAATATCCTTTTGCTTTATCTTAACTATTTCTTTTAATTCAATGCCACAAAACCTTTCAACTAATCTTTGCCCTATGTAATCTTCATCTTCACTTCCTTTCACATCGTCAACGAATTGTTGATAGTGTAACAAAGGAACTTCATTCAAACTTTCAGGTATAATTAACTCTAATTTCATATTATTTAAACGTTTAATTTTATTATTTGTATTATCGTATAAAAGGTAAGCTATTTTGGTTTTCGTTTATTTGATAAGTTACCGCATAACGTAAAGCATCTAAAGCGTGGTTATATTTATCAATAGGTGTTTCACTCTTTTTCTCTAACCAACAATAGTTATTTAACTCTTTGATTAAGTCAATACTATTTTCGTCTATTACTAAATCATAATCTTGTATTAATGCAATACCAAATCGAACTGAATCAGCCCCTTTAACTGCAGGCTCAATGTTAAGTCCCCTATCTTGTAACTCGTTTATTAATCTAGGCTCTGCACAATCTGCAATTATCAATGAATCATTAGCAAATGTTTTGTTAAGTTCATACACTTGTGAAGTAGTTAAGTGTGTTTGATAAATATGTAATTTTACATAGATTACTTTTTTATCCGTATCGATTGACGTTTCGATTAATGTTGTAGGGTCATTACTAAACCCAAAATCTTGTCCAAATATACTTGGATTAACTTCTTTAAACTCGCCTACTTTCCAATTAGTAAATATTACACCCTCTGCTTTATCTAACCACCCACCTAAAATAGTGTGCTTATACTTTTCAGGTCTTCGTTTCTTTACGTCTAGGACTTGATTTAAGAAACTTTCACTAAGGTTTTCGATATTATCCTCATACGTGGTGTGTATAAACGTTGTGTCGCCTTTTGTTGTATTGCTTCCTGCTTCAATTCCTTTTGCTTCAAAGAACTTTTGATAAATAAAATGCTCTTTAGTTGCAGGATTTAAGACTAATATAACTCTATTCTGTTTTAGTTGGCTACGAATAGATAAGTCAATCTTATCAAATACATCCTCATCTGTTAACTCCTCTGCTTCATCTAATACCCATGTGGTAACTCCTGACAATGATTTAAGATTAGCTGTTTGATTTCCACTAGAAGTCTTTAAACCTCTAAACAATATCTTTGAACCAGTCTTAATATTTACTATTTCATCCTTTGTTATGTAGAAATCGTTTTGTAATCCTGCTATTTCAATCTTTTCAATGAACTCAGGAATAATTGAAACGTGAGCAGAAGTTAAAGTATATCTAGTAAATAGTATTACGTGTCCGACTTCGTACGTTAGAAGCTCTAAAAATACGGTTAAACCAAATGATTTACCACTACCACGACCTCCAGTAATTACATAGTATCTTGAATCACTTGCAAATAATGAAATATACTTTTTATTTAAACTTAACAAGTTCTTTAATATTGATGTCGTTTATTGTTATTGTATTGTCAACAGTTTCTTTTGGTTTACCAAATAGATGTTCACTAATAAATATTTGCCCTCTTTGACTTTCTAATAATGTATGAACTAATTTTTCTTTTGCTTCAAATTCAGTATCTACTTTATAGAATGTTTTTAAAGCATTTGCAAATAATGTATTTACTTTTTCTTCATCTGCTTTACTCTTTCTACCGTTGCCTGGTATTGCTCCTCCTTTTCCTGCCATTGTTTTTAGTATTGTTTAATCAATTCACAACTTGTGCCTCCGGTATATCTTCGGTAAACATTCTTACAAAGTCATCCTTTGAAATTATTGTTACTTCATCTCTTTCACTTTCTACATTGAACACCTTGTAACCTTTGTAGTGTTCTTTATTGTAGAATGCTAAACCAAAGCAAAGCAAATAAAACTCTTTATTCTTTTGGTCTTGTGGAATCTTTTTAATTAGCTTCTTAAATACTCTCTCTACTTCTACTCCCATGTTCTTGTAATTATTCTTATAGTATTAATATCTATAAAGTATATATATTTATGTTTTTTTTCTAATTCTTGTAATGAATTAAAATACCATTCGGTATCATTATCTCCAACAATGTCCCAAACTTCTTTTTGTTTTTTCCACCATAGAAAACCCGTAGTAAATCTTTTTAAGTATTCTAAACTGTAATAAGTATTAGTTGTTTTTTCTGATTCTACTATTGTTTTAACTATTCTAAATCTATCTATTGACATATTATCTTATATCTAAATTGTGTAGGATTACCACTATATACCCAAACTCCTGTTTCTTTGCTGCATAAGTCTGGCTGCGTTGTTGTGTTGTATTGAAATAACCAACCTAATTGAATTTGACCGTTTGAACCTAAATAGGTATCTATTGCTTCATGTCTTTCGTAACAGTCGCACGTTGTAGGTGTCGCTTGTTTAATCTCTTCTTTTTTGCAGCTTAATGCAA